CGTATGATAGCGGTAAGATTGGTCTTACCATGTCACCACGTACTCTCATCAATTGGGCACGTAAGTGCAAGCGTTACACACCTGAGTATGCGCTCAACGTTGCATACATGCAGAAGCTTTTGCTTGACGACCAAAAGTCAGCGCAGGAGTTGTACGCCAAAGTGTTCGGCTAGGTCTGTCATCATGCCACGGCGTCCACGCAACAAAGTTGTCCATGCATTATTAGTATCGCCTAAACGCAATGCTGGTAAGCACGTGGACAAGCGACAACGTGTTAAACACAAAGGAAAGCAAGATGAACACAATCTATGGAAGGCCAGCTCTAGTCGAGATGGTGAACAATGATGTGGAGTTGCCACTAGAATATGGAGAGCAACGTAAGTATTCACATAGAACGTGCGAACAAGGTGAGGATACACGCCAACGCCTGAATGTAAAGCGTACTGATGATGGTGCGTACTTGTGGCATTGTTTCAATTGCGGTAATAGTGGCTACTACCACACTAGGGAAATTGAATCAATGCATTCACGCATCGCTACCGAGAGTGAGCCTGAACTACTTACTAAGAAATACAAACCAAAGGCAGTAGCTTATGATGACTTTTTTCCAGAAGCAATTGCTTGGCTTGCTCAATATGAGTTTGATGAAAACATGGTAGGTAGGTATTCTATTACCGCATACGATAGTAAAGTATTTTTGCCTGTATTTGATTCGTCTACAGAAGGGCTTACATTGCAGTTAGGCTATCAAATTAGAAATTTCAACAACAGAACTGCTAAGTACAGTACATACACCAGCGCACGTATGTCACATTTACACAACTACAAGTCACCATTACTAATAATTACAGAAGACTTACTAAGTAGTTACAAAACACACGAGGCTGGTGCGAACACAATGTGTTTGCTCGGCACTACGCCTAAAGAATCTATTGCTGACGTATGTGCTAAGTATGGCTATACACATGTGGTAGTGTGGCTTGACGACGACAAAGCAGGGCATCAAGGCGCTTGGCGCTTGACAAGAGAACTAAGTGCTGGTACAGTGCATGTATCGGCTATCCTAAACAAACAACCAAAGGAAATACCTATGGGTAATCTTGAACAAAGCATTAAGGATTTGGCACATGGCATATGACATTGACTTGCTAACCATTGTTAGTAGTAAAGATAATTATTCTAGGTTTAAAGACCATGTTAAGAAACACAATGTATCTTCAATCACTAAAGATATATTTGATTCTATTGGTGCATACTGGGACAACTACCCGGAACGTAGTCAGATAAACCTAGACGAATTCAAGACGTTCTACTACATTGTACGCGGCAAGAAAATCAAAGACACTACTGCTACTGAGAGTGCGTTTACTGCGCTAGAGAAAAGTATGGCGGAGCCTGAACGACCTATTGTCAAAGATATTCTTGCTAAACTTATTCAAAACGACTATGCTACACAGATATACGATGTATGTCTGAAGGTAGGTATAGGTGGTGAGGGTGACCTTACTAGTATTGATGGGTTGATGCAACAATACAAGAAGGAGGTTGGTAGTGCTGTTGATAAATCTGAAGTGTTCGTTAGCCCTAGTCTATCTTACATTTCTAAAGTGGTTGGGCGTGAAGGGCTCAACTGGCGTCTCAAAGAATTGAACATCAGCCTTGGGCCTTTGCGTACTGGTGACTTCATCATCGTAGCTGCTAGACCTGAGACAGGTAAGACAACGTTTGTGGCTAGCGAAGCTGCACACATGATGTCACAACTCAAAGAAGGTGAACATGTAATATGGATTAACAACGAAGAATCAAGTAACAAAGTGATGATGCGTGTCATTCAAGCATACCACGGCGTTACTAGTATGGACTTGTTGAAAGACCCTGAATCTTACGAGGAACTATTCATTGCGAACGGCGGCGATAGGTTTCTGGTTCTGGATGACGATAGCGGGATACGCACAGTAAATAAAATATCCACGCTGTTTTCTGAATTCAAACCGGGACTTATTATCTTTGACCAACTTGACAAAGTGCATGGCTTTAATACCGAAGCACGTGACGACCTACGTATCGGACGACTGTACGAGTGGGCACGTGATGTTGCTAAAGAGTATTGTCCTGTCATTGCAATTAGTCAGGTAGACGGAACAGGCGAAGGAGAGAAGTGGATACAGATGAACCAGCTACGAGGTAGCAAGACAGATAAGATTGGTGAGGCAGACGCCATCATTACAATCGGTAAGAGCAACGAACCGGGCATGGACTTGCAACGTTTCATTCACATACCAAAGAACAAACTATTCGGTAGTAGTGAGACACTTGAAGCTCATAGGCATGGTTGTTTTGAGGTAGACATTTATCCATCAATTGCGAGGTACGTAAGCAAATGGCGAACGAAATAATTGTGTTAGACTTAGAGACAACTATACGTTGTCCTGTAGGTACGCACAAAGCTAATCCCATGTGGATTGGTAACAAAGTAATTGCCGCTGGGTATATGACACTAAATCCTGATGACTACACTATGTCATACTCACCTGATGGTGTCGATACTAGTAGCATCCGAGACAAGCTTAACAATGCCGCATTGGTTGTAGGTCACAACATCAAGTTTGACTTGCTGTATATCTATCGGAATACAACAGACAAACTACCTAAGATATGGGACACACAACTGGCTGAGTATTTGCTTGAGGGTCAACGTGAGATGTATCCATCTCTTGATGAACTGACGGAGAAATATCGTGGAACAGATGAAACAAAAGATGAGCGTATTAAGGAGTATTGGAAACGAGGTGTGGATACTGATGAAATTCCACCTTCAGAGTTACTCCCGTACTTGGAGAAGGACGTACAGAATACTGCGTTCATCTTTAAGGAGCAAGTTAAGGGAGCTGAGTTACTCGATATTCAGGCGTTAATGAGTGTGCAGATGGACGCACTGCGTGCAACTATTGAGATGAATCGCAATGGTATGGCAGTCGATTGGGACTACTTGCACAAGCAGTGTGACACATATGGCAAAGACATTGAGCAAAACCTAACCGCTATTAGTAGCATTGCACCTGACCTTGATGCTAGTAGCCCAAAGCAACTATCGCTATACTATTTCGGTGGTGTTGAGAAGGTACGTGAACGTGTGCCTACTACACCTAAGAAAGATGGTACGCCACGAACCAAGTGGGGTGAGGTTGAGTACACACGAGAGGGTAAGTATCCGCCATTCAACGAAGTAGGTAAGGGTGGCTACTACAGTACAGATGACTCTGTGCTACGTAAGCTAATTGACCGAGGTGATGAACTTGCATCACACATTCTTTCATTACGTAAAAACAGTAAGATTAAGGAGACATATTATGAAGGGCTAAACAAGCTACGTTTCCCAAGTAATGTTATCTATCCTAACCTAAACCACACAGGCACTAAGACAGGTAGGCTATCTAGCAATAACCCAAATCTACAGAATCAAACAGATGAGGGTGATGTTAAACGTGCTTACGTCAGTCGCTATGGTAAGGATGGTGTTATACTAGAGCTAGACTATTCACAACTAGAGATGGTTGCACTAGCGTACATTGCTAACGACCAGCAACTGATTGATGATATTAATAACGGCAGGGATATGCACCGAGAACTTTACAAGGAGATGTATGGACGATACCCAACAGACAAGGAACGCAAACCATTCAAACGATTCAGCTTCCTGCTGGTCTATGGTGGTGGAGCAACTACTCTCATGGCGCAGTCAGGATGTGACAAGCCAACTGCACAACGATTCATCCGAACATTCTACAATCGTTACCGAGGAGTTAAGGAGTACCATGAACGCATAACCAAAACTGCAGAAGCAGAGAAGAGCGTAGTATATGACCCTAAGACTAGTGGGCCTAGACATTATTATACTAATATTAGCCCTACTGGTAGAAGGTATATATTCCACACCTATTACAACGAGTATAAGAAAGACTATACTTTCAGCCCTACAGAACTAAAGAATTGGCCTATCCAAGGTTTTGCTACTGGCGACATTGTGCCAATGGCTGTAGGTTCGTTGTTGCGTGCACTAGAACGTGCTAACCTAAGTAGCAAAGCACTATTAGTAATGACTGTGCACGACAGTGTGGTACTTGACATACCTAAATATTTGTTGTATACTGTGGCTTCCATCGCTAAGAATGTACTTGAGTCTGCACCAAAACAACTGAAGACATTCTTTAATATTGATTTTCCATGTAAGTTATCTGTCGGCGTAGAGTACGGCAGTAATTGGCAAGACAAAAAGGAATTGAAACTATGAGTTATATCATTGAGAACGTTACTAGTAAAAAGGTCAATACTAAGTCAGGCCCCTTGCCTGTTTATTCAGTTAAAACTGCAGAGGGTTGGTTTAGCTATGGCTTTAAGAAGCCAACGTTCAACGTCGGTGATGAGGTTGACTTTCAGTATACTGAGAACACCTACGGCAAGAACATTGACCATGCGTCTGTACGTATGATTAACAAAGGAACTGGAGGCTCTGCACCTGCACCCGCTGCAGCTCCAGCTGCACGACCTGCGTTTGCACAGAAAGTATTTCCTATTCCATTGCTACATGGTGACCGAGCCATTGTACGTCAGAACTCTGTGACCAATGCCACTAAGCTGGTTGTCGAGAGTAGTGGTAAAGGCAAGACTCCTGAAGAACT